TGCGGATCATTTGTTGCGAGGACGCTTTCGTCGATATGCCACACAAACCGCGTTGTTTCGTTAATGGTAACAGTTGATCTAGATACTGCGTTATCAAACATTTTCAGTTTCCTTGGAAAAGTAAGGGGGAGACTTTCGCCTCCCCCTAGGGTTTACTTCGCCAGAATGTTTATGAATCTGGAAGCTTCGCGGAATGTTCGAAACCAGTATCCGCGAACATAGTACCGAATGCGATTGCCAAGCTTTACTGTTTCGATAGCGTAGGGATTGATCATTTTCGTTTTCCTTCCGATGGAAAAGTAAGGGGGAGACTTTCGCCTCCCCCTAGGGTTTACTTGCTAGCGACTAGGGCTTTTAGTTCGGCTTTTATTTCACGGGCCACTGGACCCCGCCACGATTGGGCGTTTGCGAGAAAATACAGGACGATACTACGGCCATCATCTAGGCCATACTTATCGTTAACACTTTCCAAGCTATACATGGCCCTAAGGTAGGGTAACGCATAAGGGGAAACGTCCCAGTCTTCCATGATGCGACGTGCGATTTGATTGAGTGTCATTTTCGTTTTCCTTTTCTTCGGGAAAGTAAGGGGGAGACTTTCGCCTCCCCCTAGGGTTTACTTTACGAGATTGAGCCAGACAGTGCAAAGGCCCAGTGTCGGCTCTCCCGACTTGTTTCGCTGCTTTACGGTATACTCGATATTATATTCGACCTTATCGTTGGTATCGGGAAGGTACGGAAGCAACGCCTCGCAACCATTATCGAATCCCTTGTTTCGGAAGGCGGCGAGAATCTCAGTCTTTTTTGACTCAAAACCGGGAAGCCGGTAGGTGATCGGCTTGCCCGTTACATGGGCTTCCGTAAGGACCGGAATACTTTCCGGCTTGGCTGCATTGGCTGCCTTTACCTTTGCCTTGACCTTTTCGGTCGTTTCGACCTTTTCGGCATTTTCCAGCCGATCAAGGCGATTATTGATATTGCGAATCGCCTTGGTTACTTCGCCAAGGGCCGAAACGATGGTCGTGGTTTCGGAAACGCTAACGGCTTGCTTTGCTTTTGCCATGATAAATGGCTCCTTTCGGGTTTGGTTGGTTTGGTTTTAAAAGAGCAACGCATTTACTAATTGCATCTTATACCCCACCGGGTCCTAGTCAACAAGAAAATCTTTCCGTTATATTTCAAAGGCTTAGATAATAACCCCTAACCTGGGTGTGGTTATTCCCTTGAATAAACGGGGGTGCCTCATGGGATTTTAGGTTTCAAATAATAAACAAGTAAAAAACAAGTAATGAAGAATTATTACTTTGCTTTTATTTGCTGTTTTCTTTTGTTCACGATTTTATTCTTTGGCTTGTTTTGTTCACGTTTTGTTCTCTTGGCTTGTTGACCCTAGGAAAAAAATTCCACCGTTGCCTTCGCCGCACATATAGCACCTAAGACATACAGACTAAAAATAACTAGGCAGTATAATCAATATAAAATATACAGATTTGCTACTAAAAAGATATACCAAAACCACCCCTTTGTTTTATTTCAGCAAGACCACTTTCTAGTAGTACATAAAAAATACTAGGGTATATAATCCCATAATATAAAACAGCTTCGCCAGTACTAAGTCTTAGTCTAAGGCTTAGTCTAAGTCTCAGTCTAAGTATATCTTTTATATATTCTTTAGTATATCTTTTATATATCTTATTCTTAGTCTTCTTCTTAGTCTTCTTCTTAGTCTTCTTCTTAGTCTTCTTCTTAGTCTTCTTCTTAGTCTTATAAGAACTTCTCTCCCAACCCTCGACGTAAGTTTATCATATTTTTCTTGTCTTTGCAAGGGTTGTCTGTTAAAATAGTACAATAAAAAATAAACTATAGGAAAATCAATGTCTTTAATAATTGACAGTACATTGAACAAAGTACCAGAAGATCAAGAGATTGTCTTTAATACTCTTGTGTCTTTAAGACAAAGGTTAAAAGATTTATCTTCAAGACAAAGCAATGAGGACTTTTTGTCTTTTATACGAAAAGTTGCACCTATGATTATTACAGACTTTCATATGGGTAAACATATAGAAGTCTTAGCAGATAAGCTACAGAAAGTAGTTGATGGTGAAATCAAGCGTTTGATGGTATTCCTGCCACCACGTTCCAGTAAATCTGTTGTCTGTTCAAAGCTTTTCCCTGCGTGGTACATTGGACAGAATCCAAACCATGAGATTATGTCTATCAGTCACTCAGACCAACTGGCAAGTGACTTTGGTAGATCGGTACGAGACATCGTAGGTATGGATGACTTTCAGGATATGTTTCCCGGTGTTCTTTTGAGGCAGGACGTAAGGGCTGCTGGTAAGTGGAAGACAGGACAAGGTGGAAGCTACTACGCTGCTGGTGTACGTTCTCAGATTGCAGGACGCGGTGCACACATTGCCATTCTGGACGATGCCATGTCGGAAGAAGATGCTATCTCCAGTGCAGGACGTAAGTACATTAAGGAATGGTGGCCTTCAGGTCTTCGTACTCGTCTGATGCCAAATGGTGCCATTATTATCATTAACACCAGATACCACTACGATGATCTGTGCGGATGGCTTCTCAAGCAGGAAGAGAAGATGGATATTCCGTTTAAAGAACGGTGGCAAGTGGTATCCATTCCTGCATGGCTAGATGAAAGATCTGCCAAGTTACTTGGTCTACCTGAAGGAACCAGTTACTTTCCAGAGTGGAAGCCGGATGAAGTACTTAGGCTGGATGAATTAGAAATTAGATCAACCAACGGCAGCAAGTACTGGGAAAGCTTGTACATGCAGAATCCTACTCCAGATGAGGGTGGGATGATCAAGAAGGAGTGGCTACAATGGTGGCCTTACGATAATCCTCCTCGCTGTGATTTTATAATTCAGACGTATGATACGGCTTTCTCGACTAAGAATACGGCAGACTACAGTGTAATTCAGACTTGGGGTATTTTCAGAAATATGGAGGCCAACGAACTGTCAGGAAGAGAACAGATTGCCAGTCATTTACTTTTGTTGGGAAGTATTAAGGGTAGGTATGAATATCCCGAATTGAGAAGGATGGCACAGCAGGAATTTCAAAAGCACAGGCCGGATATTTGTGTAGTTGAAAAGAAGGCAAGTGGACAATCTTTGATACAGGACATGCGGAGGGCTGGCTTGCCAGTCTTGGAATATACTCCAGACAAGGACAAGGTAAGTCGTGTCTATGCCGTAACTCCGATGCTGGAATCTGGTAGAGTTTGGCTACCAAGGTATAAAGATTGGGCTAAGGACTTGGCGGATGAAATGGTTACATTTCCTTATGCACCGCACGATGATCAAGTTGACGCAGCTACAATGGCAATCCATTATGTAAAGGAAAGTTGGAGATTGCTACATCCAGAAGACCCAAATTGGGAAGATGATACAAATCCAAGAAAACATAAAAGAATAGGATATTGGAGAGTTTAAAGTAATGAAAGCACATAATAGGAAGACCACAAGTTTACTACTGTATCTGTGAAATTTAAGTAATATGCTTGTGTATTATAGGACTTAGAGGTATAATTAGATATAAATATTTCCTTACCTGTGAGAAGAAGGGTAATCTAGGATTGGTAGCTGGCATTAAAGAATTACTTCAGGCTTATGAAGGGACACCCGCTGAGTTATCCTCAGAAACGGGGCAAGCACCTACGCCAACAGTTACCCCAGAAGGTTTAGTACAAACTGTAAAAGATTTTTCTCCTGCTAGTGATATGGAAAATATTGTGGAGGCTGGTAAAAGTTTTTCAGAGGGTAAGTATGGTGAAGGTTTATTAAAAACTGCTGAAGGCGGCTTACCATTACTTCTGGGTGCTATTGGTACGGCTTTAGGTTCACCGGCTGGCGGTGCCGCCGCTTATACAGGAACTAAAGCTGCTATAAAGGGTGGTAAACAATTAATTAATAAGTTTACAACTTCAAGAGGATCTACGTACGATCACTTTGATTCAGGAACTACAATTAGGAATAGAAGTCCAAAAGATCATCCAGATAAAACTGAGGGTTTACAACCAGAATCTGGAAAAACAATTTTTGTAGATTATGAAGGTGTTAATACCATAGGGCCAATTTTACAAAATACGGAAATGGCAACACAACTTCTACCTATTGTAGATAAAAATAATAAACTTCTAGGAACAAAAGTTGTTCTTCTTGAAGACTCCGGTCCTATGAAAGCAGGAGAAACATTAGTAGCTGTTAAAGCTACGACTACTCCAGAAAAAGGACTGTATCCAGTAGAAATGTGGAGAAGTGAAAGTCCTAAGGGAGATCCTGCAAGGGGTATTCATTTTGGAAATAAAATTATTGATGTTACACCTGTAAAACCAGTTCAAAAAAGTAATGCTGATAATATCCCTACAAAGAAAAAGGGTGGTTCCATAGTAGAACGTAATACATACAGTAATTATAAACCAAGGGCAATATAAATAATGGCAACAGAACGTAATCCTTTTGATCCAATTCCAATGGCTGAACTTTCTATTGAGATTCAGCAGGAAACTCCTATGGAAGATGGCAGCACTGCGTCAATGGAATATGATCCAGAAGATGGTGGTATAGTTGTAGAATTTAAGCCACCAGAGGATGACAGGGCAAAAGAACAGATTGAAGAAACAGAAGAAGAGTTTTATCGCAACTTAGTTGAGGATATGGACGAAGATCTTCTGGACGATATTGCTACACAAGTTTACGACAATTTTACTACAGACAAGGATTCTCGTTCAGAATGGGAGTCAATGTTTGAACGTGGCTTTGATCTGCTAGGTCTAAAGCTACAGGAAGCTTCTGAGCCATTTGAAGGTGCCTGTACTGCCGTACATCCAATTATGATTGAATCAGCAGTTAAGTTTCAATCCAAGGCAATTCAGGAATTGTTTCCACCTTCAGGTCCAGTAAAGTCACAGATTATTGGTGACGTAACTGAAGAAAAACAAAATCAGGCAAATCGTATTAAGCAGTTTATGAATTATCAGCTAACTGATCTTATGCCTGAATACTTTGACGAGTTTGAACGTATGCTGTTCCATCTACCACTGATTGGTTCAGCATTTAAGAAAACTTACTTTGATGCAGGACTAAATCGTCCTGTAAGTGAATTTGTTCCTATTGATCAATTTTATGTTAACTACTATGCAACCGATCTGCGTAGGGCAGACCGTTACACTCATGTAATTTATCGTAGTCCGGTAGAAATGCAGCGTGACATCCTTTCTGGCATGTACGCTGATATTGAGCTACCAGAAGCAACCGTGCCAACTCAAACAGGTATGGCACAAAAGATGGATACGATTCTGGGTCTTTCCCCTTCTTCTCAAAATGACCCACAGTATGTTCTACTAGAGCAGCATTGCTATCTAGATCTACCAGAACAGTTTGCAGAGAGTGACGGTCTGTCCCTACCGTACATTGTAACAGTTGAACAGGAAAGTCGTAAAGTTCTGTCTATTCGCAGAAACTATGATAAGACTGATAAGCGTAGAGAAAAGAAAATTTTCTTTACACATTATCGTTTTGTACCCGGCTTTGGTTTTTATGGTCTTGGCCTAATTCACTTCCTCGGCAATCTCACAATGACTGCTACAGCAGCAATGCGAAGTCTGGTTGACGCAGGACAGTTTGCGAACCTACCCGGTGGCTTTAAAGCTAAGGGTACACGGATTGTAGGCGACAACGATCCTATTTCTCCCGGTGAATGGAAGGAAGTTGAAGCAGTTGGTAATGATCTGTCTCGCATGATCATTCCCCTGCCTTACAAAGAACCATCTCAAGTACTATTCCAGATGTTAGGATTTGTAACTCAAACTGCACAGAAGTTTGCGGATAGTACAGAACAGGTGGTTGCAGACGCAGCTAGTTATGGTCCTGTAGGCACTACAATGGCATTGCTAGAAGCTTCCAGCAAGTTTTTCTCTGCCATTCATAAACGCCTTCACAAGTCACAGAAAGACGAACTTAAACTTTTGGCTCGTATTAACTATGAGTATCTTCCAGAAGAATCAATGTGTGATATTCCAAATGGCACACTAAAGATTTACAAGTCAGACTTTGATGGCCGTATTGACGTAATTCCAGTTTCAGATCCAAACATTCCGTCTTCTGCCCATCGCATGATGATGGCACAGATGGCCCTACAACTTTCTCAAGCTTCACCTCCCGGCATGTTCAATGTTGAAGAATTGAACCGTACAATTCTTACAGCCGCCAATATTCCCAATCTAGATAAGATCATGCCTCGTAAACCTGATCCTGTTCCTTTAGATCCCATTTCTGATATTGCAGCGGCAGTTAAGGGTTTACCAATTAAAGCTTTCGTAGGTCAGAACCATGATGCTCACATTCAGGCAAAGATGGCTTATCTGCAAGATCCTATGAATGGTGGTAATCCTCTTATGCAACGTATTGCTCCTGTTCTTCAGGCAAACATGCAAGAACATATGCTAATGAAGTATCAGGAACAGGTTAACGGCGTAGCACAGCAGATGATTCAGCAGTATGGTGCACAGGCTGCTCAAGCTGGCATTGATCCAAATGATCCAAAAGTTATTGAAATGGTTATGGCTCAAGCTGCACAGCAAGTTACACAAGCTAATGCAGCAATGGCTCAGATGCAACAGATGCAGACTCCAGAAGCACAACTGGTTGCTCTTGAAGGTCAGCGTCTACAGGTTGAGCAGCAAAAGGTTCAGGCACAGATTGCCAAGGAATCGGTTGATGCAGCCATGAAGAACCGTGAACTTGATCTGAAGGAAGCTTCTCTCAAGGTTGATATGATTAAGGAAGGTATCAGGACTTCAAGCACTTCAAAAGAAAAAGAAAAAGATAGAAACAATCAAAAAGCCATTGCAGCTTTGGATGCCATTATGGATCTGCTAAAAACTGAGCAGTTAAATGATAATGCCAAAGCTTTAAAGGCGGCAGATTTAATTGGAGAAATGGTAAAGGAAAAGAACAAGTATGACAATATGGCAGGAAATCAATAATAAAATTGACAAAGAAGTAGAAGAATTAAAAAATTACCTTGCGAATGGTCATTGTTCAGAGTATTATAGTTATCGTGAAGTAGTGGGTAGAATTGACGGTTTAAACAAGTCAAAAGAAATATTTCACGATTTTATGAAAAAATATGTGGAAGAGGAGGAATAATAATAAAAATGCAACTTCCATCTATGCAAGCGGCTATTGATAATGCGGATTGGATTAGTCCATCCGAAGTAAAGCTTAACAAAAAAGATCTACCGGGTTTACCGGGATTTCATGTAATTGTTCGTCCAGTGTCTCTTCGTGAAAAGACCAAGGGCGGTATTTTTCTACCTGACAAGGTAAAGGATGATATTTCATATCTTACTACGGTGGGTCAGGTTCTAAAGCTTGGCAATCTAGCTTATAAAGACAAAGAAAAGTTTCCTGAAGGGGCATGGTGCAAAGAAGGGGACTATGTTTGTTACGGTAAGCTTACAGGACAGAAGTTTGTTTACAAGGGTATTAAACTGCTTCTGCTATATGACGATCAAATTATTATGACTGTTGGTAATCCAAAGGACTTAGATTCAACATATAATCTGTCGAATTAAGTAAATTTGCATATTT